TAAAGTATGTCAAATCAAGACCAAATCCTTACTCAACTGAATATTTTCAACGATCAATCTGAAGGCCTCATTAACAACAATGTAACAGAAGATTGGGATGGGTTAATATACACTTTCTGTTATCACAGTAAGGATAACATAGTCAACGGATTTGTATCAGAATATTGTATAGAATCATGGGGCAAATCTAACACACTAATGTTAATGAATTTGTTCAAAGATTACAAGTATTCGATAACAGTTAGAAAGCATGAATTGCCTCCTGATGAGTAATAACAATTCAGGGGGTATTTCTGTGGAAAACTATCATTTTCTGTGGAAAAGTAGTGGAAAATGTGTTAAAAACGTTTAATTAAATGTAAAAGGGTTGTTTATACATTGTAGAATATTGTCTTCAGAAAGTGTTATAAATACCCTGCTAATCGTGCTGAGGTTTAGTGATCTTAGCGAGCATAACATGGAACGGAGTTCTTGTCAACTACTCGCTACACGGTTTGTAACATATAGGGGGTTGCAATTAGCAGTCTTATAAGTTATAATTAGTATAGGACAATCACTCGAAGGTTATGTACACTAACTCGTCTGATGATTTACAGCGCATTCGTGTTACTTTAGACTTTGAGATTGACGGCAGTTCTTTTCATCCAAACCAGATAGATTACCACAGTCTATTTGATATAAACGATGACAAAGAGAAACTAACAGTTACCGTCGAGAATTTGTCAGTGGACATTGATACTTTATGGGAGCAATCTTATGGCCTAATTGATAACAATTGATATGGACAGTTCTTAACATTTAGTTGACAGATTGCAGTCCTTATGTTATAATCAGATATGACAGTATTGCGCCGTTCGTTGATGCCGCCGCCCGTCCCGATGCGTTATAAAAAAGTACCTAATGCTAACCTACAAAAGTCTGCTTTTAGCATATAAAATTTCTTTCAAATATTTTTCTATATAAAAAACCCCGCCCAATATTTTTTTCATGTATAGATTTTTCCGCCCTTGGGGTTTTTACGAAGATCATTTTCAAGAAGACGGGTATAAGTTAAAGAGGTTAATAGTTAAACCTCAACAGAAGTTGTCGTTACAGTATCATTATAAAAGGTGTGAGCATTGGGTATGTGTTAAAGGGTATGGTAAGATTATACTTGGAGAAGATACGTTAAAAGCCTATCCTGGTAAATACTTCTACATTCCCACTAAGGTGAATCATCGTATCATGGCAGGAGATGAAGGTCTTACTATTATCGAGGTTCAGGTAGGTGATGAATGTATAGAAGAAGACATCGTGAGGATTGAAGATGACTATGACAGAGTTTAGTTACCACATATACGCCAAGGGAGAAGTCCTCTTTCACAATCTAAGTGAGAAAGATTTTGAAGTAAGATGGAATATGTTGAACAGTATGTGTGGCCCTAGCACACCATTAGGTAAAGAAACAGGTTTAAGTTTTGAGAGAGTTTTATCTCTACCTTCAGGAGACGATAGTTATTAATGTTAAAACATCATCTTGGTCCTAAGAAAGATTGGAATAAACAACAGTGGTTAGAACATGCACAGATACAAAAACATAATCCTTGGATAGGTGATGAAGATAGAGAATATTGGGAGGATAAAATAAAAGAACTTAGTTGACAAATCATATAGATAGCGTGTATAATGAATGTGATGAGTTAATTATTCATGGCAAAAGGTTTTACCGTAAAAGCATCTGCTCCTAAAAAGAAAGAAGCAGAGTGGGATATAGATGCTATTAAAGCTAGAATGAAGGGAAAGAAGATCGTCTTCTGTCTACCAGGCAGAGGATGTTCTTTTGTCTTTTTAAAGAACTTCGTTCAGCTCTGCTTCGACATGGTTCAGAACAATATGAGTATCCAGATTAGTCAGGACTACTCCTCTATGGTTAACTTTGCACGTTGTAAGGTATTAGGTGCTAATGTACTACGTGGTCCTGATCAGAAACCTTGGGATGGTAAGTTAGAGTATGACTATCAGTTGTGGATTGATAGTGACATCGTATTCACATCAGAAAAGTTCTGGCAGTTATGTGACCTTGCCGTACCTGCTGAAGGTGACGAAAGAGGTATCACTGCTGGATGGTATGCTACTGAAGATGGTAAGACTACTTCTGTTGCACATTGGTTAGAGGAAGATGACTTCCGTAAGAATGGTGGAGTTATGAACCACGAAACCGTAGAGACTATCTCTAAGCGTAAGAAGCCTTTCACCGTAGACTACACTGGTTTCGGTTGGGTCATGATTAAGAATGGTGTTTTTGAAGACGAGAACATTAAGTATCCTTGGTTTGCTCCGAAGATGCAAGTGTTTGAATCAGGTGCTGTTCAAGACATGTGCGGAGAAGACGTTAGTTTCTGTTTAGATGCTATTGAAGCAAACTATGAGATCTGGTGCGATCCTCGGATACGTGTTGGACATGAAAAAACAAGGGTACTTTAAGTTATGGCAAAGTCTACTGGAGTTCTAGGTAACGAGATTAAGGAGGCACGTCCGAAGAAAACTCGGCAAGGAAGAGGCAAGCACACCAAATATGCGGCCTCGTCTCGAAACAAAGCAGCAAAGAGATATAGGGGACAAGGATGATAGATTATGATTTAATTAACGAGAAACTCAAAAGCGGATTAACACTCCGCTTTGATGTAGGTCTCTCTTTTAATATGCCTAATGCCACCCAATGGTTACGTAATGACCCAAACGTCTATGTTATTGGAATCGAACCACATCCTAATAACTTTAAATCTTGTTGCTCGCACTTGGAGACTCTCGATGCGGGGGATAGATGTTACCTTATTGAAGCTGCTATTTCTGATGTCGATCAATCCAGAGAAAAAGATTTCTACGGACTTAGTGGAGATCCTGGCACTAGTTCTCTTTGTAGACCAATTGGACGTTTTGAAAACCTCGTTGACAGGGTATATACCGTCGAAACAGTTAGTTTAGCATCAATTTTAGATAATTTAAATTACCAAAAGGTATCAGTACTCAAAACCGACACTCAAGGTAACGATTTAAAGGTACTTAAGAGTGCTGGAGACCATTTAAAGAACGTAGATTTCATCTATGCAGAGTATGATGAGTCAGAAGACTACGAAAATGCTAATACAGGTGAAGAATTAGATAAATTCTTAGAGGAAAGTGGGTTTGAATGCTATGATAGGATATATGTTGCAGAAAGAAATGGTAAATTAGTTGATTGCGAATACAGAAATGTAAATAGTACTGCAGATAAATCTGGTCCACGTTGGAATTCTAACTAAAATGGAAGCTCAAAACGATTTTTTAGACAACTTAGCAGCTGATCAACATAACAAGCTGCTAAGAGAGATATGGGAAGACGATTTAACCCCTAGAAAGAAGAGAATTCATGATGGAGAACTCCATGAAAGGGCAATAATACAGAATTTAGAGGATGAAGATCCATATGCACAAGACGGAGAACTTTGGAATCCGAATAAACACGCTAAATAATAAAAAATATTAGCGTATAATGCCTGTCCAACGAGTCTCACGTACTTTTAAGGACATTTCACTGTCTTTTGTACCTCATCCTGTCACTAGGGACGTGATTCCCCTTAAGAATGAGAATGCGATAGCTCGCTCTGTCAAGAATTTAGTACTAACACATTTACAGGAACGTCCTTTTAACCCATTCTTGGGTTCAAGGTTGGGTGAAAGTCTCTTTGAACTGATGGATACTTCATCGGCATCGCTTATAAGTGAAGAAATCACTGAAACCATTGATAATTTTGAGCCAAGAGTTAAATTAAGGAATGTAGATGTCATTCCTTACTATGATTCTAACGCATTTGATGTAACTATTGTTTATGATATTGTTGGGATTGAAGCTCAACCTCAATCACTCAATTTTCTATTAGAATCATTTAGATAAATGCCATTAACTCAATTTACAAATTTAGATTTTGATCAAATAAAGACTCAGATTAAAGATTATTTGAGGGCAAATTCTAATTTTACCGATTTTGACTTTGAAGGATCGAATATGTCGGTCCTAATAGACACTCTTGCGTATAATTCTTATATTACTGCGTATAATAGCAACATGGTTGCTAACGAAGTCTTTATTGATAGTGCAACTTTAAGAGAAAACGTTGCTTCTTTGGCTCGTAACGTCGGATATACACCTAGATCGAAGCAAGCAGCAACTGCAAAGGTAAGTTTTTTCGTTGATACGTCTTCATATTCAGTTCAACCATTAACTTTAACATTAAAAGCAGGAATTGTAGCTGTTTCTAACACTTTTGCAAGTGAAAATTATAGTTTTGCAATAATGGATGATATAACAGTACCTGTTGTTGATAATATTGCAACTTTTACTGATGTTAATATCAAAGAAGGGTCATATTTAACTAAAACTTTCACATATAGGGAGACTGGAGACAATGTTCCTATTGAAAAGTTCATTTTACCTAACCAAGGAGTAGATACATCAACAATTAAGGTATCTGTATCACCAAATAGCACTGCAACTAACCTAAAAACGATTTATAAGTTAACTAATAACATTGTTGACGTTACAAACAACTCTTTAATCTTCCTTTTACAAGAAGTTGCTGATGAAAAGTATGAAATACTCTTTGGAGATGGAAAATTTGGTAAAAAACTCGAAGATTCTAATTTTGTAACAGTAAATTACATTTCTACTGATGGTGAAAATGCAAATGGAGTAAATTCCTTTACATTTACTGGAATTATTCAAGATAATTCAGGAGTTACAGTAACTGACGGAATTTCTTTACTTACAACGACTCAAAAAGCAGAAAATGGATCTACAATTGAGTCAATTCAGTCAATTAAGAAATATGCACCTTTAGTTTACTCTGCTCAGAACCGTGCGGTGACTGCAGATGACTATAAAGCGATTGTTACCAAGATTTACGCTAATACAGAGTCAGTTTCTGTTTATGGAGGTGAAGATACAAGTCCTCCACAGTATGGTAGGGTCTTTATTAGTATAAAACCCAAAAATGGTAAATATTTGTCTCAAATTGAAAAAATTGAACTTAAGAACAAATTAAAGCGTTATACAGTAGCTGGAATCCTTCCAAACATAATAGATCTTAAATATCTTTATGTTGAAATGGATAGTAGCGTATACTACAATGCTAATGCTACAAATAGCATTAATGCTCTTAAGACAGAGGTTGTTAACACCTTAGATACTTATGCTAGGTCAAGTGAATTAAACACCTTTGGAGCACGATTTAAGTTCTCTAAGGCATTGAACTTAATTGATAAAACTGATAGTGCTATTACCTCTAATATCACTAGAATCTCTATGAGAAGAGATTTAAGACCTGCTTTGTCAGATTTGGCAACATATGAACTTTGTTATGGTAATGCTTTTAATGTTAATTCATTAAATGGTTATAATATTAAATCTTCTGGATTTACTGTAAGTGGTATAAGTGGAACTGTTTATCTTTCTGATATTCCTAATGCAGATAGAAAGAGTGGAAGAGTAATTTTATTCAAACTACTTGCTTCTAATCAAGTTGCTGTAGTCAGAAACAATATTGGAACAATAGATTATATTAAAGGCGAAATACTCCTTAATGCATTGATTATTACATCTACTGTATTAAGCACTGATCAACCACTCGTACAAATCAGTGGTACACCCAAATCTTACGATGTTATTGGATTACAGGATCTTTATTTGCAACTAGATAATAGTAACAGTTTGGTTACTATGGTTTCTGATACTATATCTTCTGGTGCTGACATATCTGGATCTAATTACATTGTTAGTTCTAGTTTCCCTAACGGAAGAGATGATCGTGAATCTCCTTTAGTAAGAGGAGTACCACAGTATTCAACAATAACTGGTACTGAAGCGTATACTGTACAGGAAGTTGATACTTCTTATGCAAGCACTTATACCACTTCTACAACATTCAATTCTACTGAAGTAACAGCTAGTTCATCCAACGGCGGATATTAATACTAATGATAGAAACAAGAGCCAAAACTTATTCGGTAGTCTCTAATCAGATTCCTGAACAAATTAGAAGTGAGTCTCCCCTGTTTGGAGAATTTTTACAGCAATATTATAAATCACAAGAAGCGCAAGGAGCACCTATAGATCTTGCTGAGAATTTAGATCAATATATTAAGAATGATTCATTTCGTCAACAAGACCTTGTTACATCTACTAACCTAGATGGTGCAATAACTGCATTTAGTACTACTATCGCAGTTAACTCTACAGTTGGTTTTCCAGATCGTTACGGATACTTAAAAATTGATAATGAGATAATAACATATACTAGTAAAGATAAAAGACAATTCTTTGATTGTAAACGTGCTTTTAGTGCAATTACATCATTGTTTAATAGTGATGAGAGTGATAGAGTTACATTTACTACATCATCTTCTGCAGCACACGTTGATGATAGTGTAGTAACTAATTTAAGTAATCTATTCCTTACTGAATTTTTTAGAAAATATAAGGAATTATATGTTCCTGGTTTGCAGGATAGATCTTTTGTTACTGGACTTGATCAATCTCTTTTTGCAAAACAGGCTAAAGACCTTTATACTACCAAGGGAACGGATGATTCTTTTGAAATTTTGTTCCGTGCTCTTTATGGTTCAAAAGCAACTATTGTAAAACCATATGAGAATACAATTAAACCATCTGATGCAGATTATAGAATAACAGAAGATTTAGTTGTAGTTGCTCTTTCGGGAGATCCTTATAAACTTATTGGGCAGACATTATATCAGGATGCAGTTGATGGAGTTCTTAACTATTCATACGGTTCAATTGCTAATGTAATTTCATATAATAGAGAAGGAAATACATTATATCAAATAAGTCTAGATGCTGGTTCTGATAAAGATATTAGTGAGTCTGGTTCTATCTACGGTAAATTTAGTGTTACCCCTACGACTAGAACTGTAACTAATGAAATTGCTAATGTTAATACAATTTACGTTGATTCTACAATCGGATTTCCATCTTCTGGAACTTTGATTATAGGTTCAAAGGAAATTACTTATACTAGTATTACTACAACTCAGTTTTTAGGACTTTCTGATAATACCGTTGCTATTGATAAAGATGCTTTAGTTAGATTAAAATCTAGCATTTATGGATATGATGTTGATGGAAATAAAATAACTGTAAGAATCACAGGTGTTGTTTCTGACTTTGTAATTCCTGGACCAAGTAATCAAATGGTTACTGGGGATTCTATTGATGTACAAAACCTTGGTATTTTAGAGGATACAAAGAAATCATTTACAGAGTGGATTTATAATGTTCCTAATATTTTCAATATAGAAACTGTTGAAGATATTGGTAACGGTAATATTAAAATCACTTGTCCAGAAGTTCATCTTTTATATATTGGTGATAAGATAACTCTTATCGACCAATCAACTTTAGCAGAAAGTAGTGCTGAGGTTGTTGATGTACCTTCTAATAAAATTGCAATTCTTAGTGGTGTTGGTTTTATAGATCTAGAACATATATTTAAAGCAAGAAATGAATTAATAAGGGCTGAAGTACTTCCTGCTGTCAAGCAACCAACTTATAAGTTTAGTGCAAATATTTCTAATGCATACGATTTAAATGTAGTCGGTATTGTTAGTGGAGTTCCTTATGCTGGACCATATCATGAACATAATGGTAGAAAAATGGTGGGACCAACTCATACTACTGCCGCACATGATTTTATTGAGGGTAAACCAGAAAATCAAACTTATGTAACTTCTTCGTCTATTCCATTTTATGCTAATCAGCAACTTAATGCTGACTTAAGAGGTATTTCAGTAAAAGTTGCTGCTACCTTTGCTGGTGAAACAATATCTACTTCTAGAAGTCATGACTTTATTACTGGTGATGAAGTTTATTATGTTCCAGGTACTACAACAACTTCTGCTCTAATTGATGGAGTTGTTTCTACTTCCACAACTACTTTACCACTTAGTCCATTAACCGAAGGTTCATACTTTGCATTTAAAGTTGATGATCAATCCTTTAAATTAGCATATTCTCGTGCAAACATTGATGCTGGTAAATTTATTGATCTAACTGGTAATAGTGCTGGTATCACTACACATGAATTTGCAAGTAGATTACAAGATAAAGCTATTGACTCACAAAGACTTGTAAGAAGGTTCTCTGAACCTGTATTTGATTCTTCTGGTGATGAATTTACAACAATACCTGGCGAAAAAACGGGTATGTTTGTAAATGGAGTTGAACTTGCAAATTATAAGTCAAG